TTTTAATACCTCCAACTCGAAAATCGGTGATGCTGGTGCTGTACCATTGTACGATAATGTAAGCATGTCAGATGTAAAAGTTTTAGTTTGTTCTTCTTCATATGAAAAAGGGTCAAGGCAAAGGAAATTTATAGCGCCCTGTCTTAAAACAGCTATTCGTTCAAAATCCTCAATTGTATTTTGCACTATAGCATAATAAGTGCGCCCTGGCTCATCATCAAATTGCAAAGGTGCTGGCTTATCCGTTATTAACCACTCGGCTAATTCATCTTTAATTCGTAGTGCATGGTTGTCGTCTTTAACAACGTAAGCAATCGGCTGAATAAACGATATAGGTTCTATTTCAGTTGACGACAAATGCCCTCCCGACATTCCAGGTACAGTCAATATATTCCTTTGCACAGGAGTAAAAAGAGGTTTCGTTCTGCCTCTTGTCATGTGCAACCATGGTTTTCTTATTCCGTTAAAAGTAAATGATTTCTTAGGCAAAACTATCCCTCACTCTCTTATTCCTTTTTTGTATTTCTGTTACAGTTGGTTCTATGCCTCTACCTAGTGATCTACTATCCAAATACACATTATTATCCTTAGCAAGTATCTGCATTAGAATATTGTTTTGCTCTAATGTTGCATCTAGTAAGTCCTTGGTGTAGTCTTTATCATTTCTACTTGGATTTTGAATAGGAACCTCAACCGTTGTTTTACTATCTTTAGCATTTAAAGCCAACAATGCCATAAACTCATTATTTCTTAGTCTGCTTGGCTCTACGAGACTTTGCCAATTCTTAGTACCTTGCGCATACCGCATTGGTGCTGATTTTAAGATGCGCTTAGTCTCTCTTGCAGGTAATACGTGCGTACCCTTTGGTAGGTTAGGGTAAAACGTAGGTTTATCAGCACTTAAAAACATCTTACCGTTGGGTAATCGCGCTAACTCGCTGCCAGCATTAAAACCTTTACCGTCCCCAAGCACCGCATGTCCTCCAGGGTGCCCGCTTGGTGGTGTACCTTTTGCCCAAAACTTTAGCTTACTTAATCCCTTGCCCACAAAATTAATAACTTTAGTAACAGGGTTTTCTGCTTTTTTGTTTAAACTCGCAATAGACCCCTTATCATCTACTTTGACAGGCTTTTTAATCATTTCTATCGCGCGTTTATTTAGGTCGTAAATGGTACGCATGTCTGTGACCTTAACTTCTTTAGTAACGTCTTTACTAGCTTCTTTGGTTCTCTTTTCTTCTTTTTTAATTCCTGCATCTGTTTTTTTGTTGTTATTGTCGATCTTCCCGCCTTGATTATCAATCGCTTTAGAGCCTAGGTTTATTTCATCTTTAACTTCATCCCACAAGTCAGCTTCTTTAAGAATCTTTACAAGCACGTCGTCATTTTTGCCAATCTTAGTATCAAGTTCAGAGATTTGATTCCTGATTTCTTGCTTGTTTGCCCCTTCTTTTTCTAAATTTTTTACTAACTGTTTCCTTGTCTCTAAAAGCTTATTGTTTTTATTTTGTATCTGCTTTACAATGTTTCCTTCTTCTGCTTTGATTTCCGCCGTTTTGGCTAAGTCTTCAATCTTTCTTTGCTTTGTTTGCGATAACTTAGAGAGCTTGGTATCCAACAGGGAGTTAATGTTGTTGTAAAGACCTAATTCTTCAAAAATCTTCAGCTTTTGTTCCTCTTGTTGTTGAGTGGTTTCTTGTAGCTTAGTTAACCGATTTTGTTCTTCCTGAGTTAATTCTCCGGTCTTTTGCTTCTTTTGCAGTAGTTTTTCTATTTCTTGATTGTTCTTGATAATAGATTGATCTAAAGCTAATAAACCTTTATTACCTTCTTCGTTAATACCAACGTTTTTCAGATATATATTGGCTAACTGTTGATTTGTTGCTTCTAATTTATCAATCTTCTCTTGCTCTTTATCAATAGATTTTTGAATTTCTTTGGATTCACCTTGTAGTTTTTCTACAGTTTCTCCAATTTTTCCATTCTTGATATTTAATAAGTCAGTACGCTCTTGATCTAAAAGCCAACTCTCTTCTTCTGTTAAATTGCCAGCTTTTATTTTTTCGTTAATTTCAGAAACCCTTTGTTCAATTTTTCCTTTAGACATATTTTGATTTTCGTAAAGAAAACCTAAACGTTGCTCTTTCTTTTCGAGTAAATCGGTTTGTTCATTTATTCTTTTGCGCGCCTCAGTTTCTTGATCTAGTAGCTTCGCTCGTTCACCTTTTATTTGAGATTCCGATAAATCCCTAAGTGCCTGGATTTGTTTCTTTACTTCATCTGTATTTCTAGCAAAGGCATTACCTTGTTCGCTTACTTGCGTTTTAACATCTGGTGACTGTTTAATAATGTCTTCATTTGCTTTAAACAATTTCTCAAGCTCATCTTTTGATAACCCTGATTTTTGGGCGAGAAAATCATACTGTTTTTGCAACTCGGCGATTTCACCTGGATTGCTAGATTGAGATATACGGATATTTAAGTCGTTAAGCCTAGCGAGTTCATCGTTACTTATTTTTGCTTTTCCAGACAATTTATCAAATATCTCCACACTACTTTCAAGGCTACTAGCCTGATCGCTTAATGACTTAGCAAGATCGATATTTACTTCTTCGGTTTCTTTTGACTTCTGGCGAAACTTATAAATCGCTGCAGAAAGCCCAACTACTCCCGCAATTGCTAAACCAACAACGCCCGCTCTTGATAAACCAGAAATTGCACCCAACGTTCCAGTTCCACCTGCTTTACCAAGTGTTTTTGTGAGATTTCCACTAACCTTTAAAATGCCGCCAATTCCCATCGATACTTGTCCTAAACCAATTGCGGCAGGACCGACAGCAGCCGTTAAAGCTATTAATTTTAAAATGGTTTGTTGCTGGCTTTTTTCCATTTCACTGAATGCTTGAGCACCGTCTTCTATCTTTTTAATAAACGGTTCAGCCGCTTCTAATGCATCTAAAACAGCGGGTATCAAGGCAGCACCTAGGGTAATGCCAATATCTTTTATTCGGTTCATTAAGATTTTCATTTGTGATTCCGTTGTTTTGTATCGTTGTTCTGCTTCTTTTGTTAATGCACTGTTTTCTTCCCATGCCGTAGTTGAATTGTCCACAGCTTCTGAAAGTAGGTCACTAGCTCCAGCCATTCTCAAAATAGTATCTGCTTCACGTATACCTTTGATGCCCAAATCAGATAGGATTGTAGTTAAATTTTTTCCTTCTTTTGATGACTTATCGAGTCCCTTGATAAACATATCAAGTGCGGTAACCGGGTCTTTTTTCCATGCTTTAGCAAAATCGGACGATGATACACCTGCAGCATTCGCAAACCCTTGCAGTGACTTTCCGCCGTCACCAACAGCCTTATCAATTTTCTTGAGAACTGTGGTCATGGCTGTTCCGCCCGCTTCTGCTTCTATTCCTAGACTGGACATCGTTGCTGACAAAGCCATGATTTGTGCTTCTGTCATCCCAACTTGTGCACCTTGGGCGGCTAAACGCATTGCCATGGACATGATTTCAGATTCTGTTGTAGCCATATTATTACCCAGAGAGACAACAGACGATCCTAGTCGATCAAAGTCCTTTTGGCTCATGTTAACAATATTTGCAAATCTAGCAAACTCTGTTGCTGCCTGCTCTCTTGTCATATTAGTAGCTTCACCTAGATCGATAACAGTTTTTGTAAACTTGAGAATACTCTTATTTTCTATCCCAAGTTGACCTGCACTTTCGGCGACCGCCGCAATATCTGTTGCTGCTACCGGTAATTCTTTAGCCATATTTCTAATACCAGTTTCCAGCTTTTTATATTCCTTCTCGCTTGCATCTACTGTCTTCCTAACTCCAGCAAATGCACTTTCAAAGTCACTTGCCATCTTAAAAGCCGCTACTCCCCCTGCAACGATCGGAGTAGTTACCTTCATCGTGTATCCTTTACCAAAGTCTGTCATCTGGCGTCCTACGGCTTGCATTTTCGTTCCAGTTTGAACCATTCCGTCAGCGACTTTATACCAACCTTTAGACTGCATATCTTGCATTCGTTGGAAATCTTTAAATTCAGCACTAACTTTATCTAATTCTCGCCCTGTTTCTTGATATAGTGCTATCTGTTCGTTGAGCTCTTGCGATGCCTTTTGTGCTTTTACGCTGTTTTCCCCATATTCATTAGCCATGGATTGGTATTTCTTTCTAGCTTCTTCAACCATACGGGCTTGAATGCGGTGTCTATTGGTTAATCCTTCGATCATCACACCATATTTTTTTGACGATTTTTCGCCACGATCAAATGCAGAAAGTTGGGCTCCCATAGCTTTGTTGGATGACTTAAGTTGTCTTTGCAACCCTGTCATGGACTTCTCTACGCCTGTGCTATCAAGGTCAACTTTAATGACCATATTACCCACAGGAGTGCCACCAATTGCCATACAGTAACCTCCTTTCTTTGTTTATTTTCCAAATGCCGCAAAAAGAGAATCTGTTTTCTTAGACTCTTTTTTCTTGGTTGTCTTTTTATTTGTCAGCCTTAACAGCTCTAAAATGTCCATTTCATATATTTCTGGTAATGTATATCGTTTTAGTAAATCGGCGAAAAGATCATCAATAAATTCTTTCTGTTTTACAAAACTAAAATCTTCATCGCTCAAACCCTCTTCGCCGTCTACTCGTTTTTTGACGTATCGCCTTGTAAAACGCCCATTATTATAGATAGATAGGTTTCAACGATGTTTCTTGAGTCTATCCCGTTGACCAGATCATCTTGATCAAAACGTTTTCCGTAAAGTTCAACCGCGAAATTGGTCAAACGGTCAAACATATCCGCTCGTACTGCATAACCATTCTTTTCGAGTTCTGCTCCCAAATCTATTGCTTTTTTAGTGAAAATTCCTTTAACGAAAAAAGGATATTGATATGTTTTAGTTTCAAGCTCTTTTCCTTTAACACCCGTCACAAGGGTTAGGCTTTTGGTTTTTTCGTCATAATATTTCATTTTCAAACACCTCTAATCAAATTATTTAAGTATAAAAAAGAGAGTAGATCGCTCTACTCTCCGGCTGGTTGAATTAATTCTTTGAGTTTGGTTACTTCTTCTGTTGTAAATTGCGTAGGACCCGGGTCCCCTTTTTCGCCCGGATTTCCTTTTTCGCCTTTTGGACCTTTCAAAGATGCCAACCACTCGGCTTCCGTTCCTTCAAAACCATTATCAACCGCTATTTGATACGCTGACTTCCCAGGATCTCCTTTTTTCCCCGGGTCACCTTTTGGACCTTTTCCTCCACCAGTGGAAGCTAATACGAGATTTGCCAATTGACCAACTTTAACGGTATTAGTAACATAACCAATTCCCTCTCCGTTTGTAGCGTTAACTACAGTCCCACCTGCACCTACATCAACAAAGGAACCTTCTTTAATCGCTTCTCCTGCTTCAACTTGCCATGATTTTTTCCCAGCAGCATTAACACTTACGTTTTCATTAGCTGTTAACTTTCTCGTGGAGTGAAATTCTGGTGTATCGCCAGCTTTGGCGATAGATAATACTGCTCCGGTATCGGTGTTTGTTAGATTTAATAACCTATAAGCTTCAACCGCTTCTGATACTTTCGCTATAAAATACGCCATTACCCTTCAACACCTCCTTGTTCGGCTTGTTCCGCTGGTCTAAATACCTTATTCATAAACTTTTGCCTTATGGTTTCGTCTCCTTTTTTGACATGAGCAAATACTTGTGCAGCATCATCATATACACGACTGGAAAACTCTCCGCTAATAGTGTCACTTCCAAATTCCAGCGAATCTTCCTTTGTCTGTGCTTCAGTGGGCGGTAATGTAAACATGCCTTTAGTAAGTCCGACAAGTTCCGCCGAACCGTCTCCTTTTGTTTTTTCTAGCACAACAGCAACATATGGTGGGTTGACTTGTGACCGTTGGATAACCAGACCGTCTTCATCTTCCAATCCCAATAAAGCCACTCGATCTTCTAAAGGTAAAGCGTGGAATTGAAATTCCACAGTAGACACACCTGTAGAAACAGCCATCTCCGCAACCTTATTATCACCAAATGCCTTTGCGATTTCCTGTTCTGTTTCAATGTTAACGTTCTGCACAAAAGGTAATCTGACCTCTTTTTCATAAACCACCGATTCTTCTGTATCACTTTGTAAAACTGCATAATAAAATTTATCTATACCAACTGTTGCACTTCGGTTTTTCTTAGTTTCCTCAGCCATTTTCATTCTCCTTTTTAATTTATTGCATTAAAAAAAGACCTACTCTTGTAAGTCTTTATCCGCTAAAATTGTTCCCCTGTATCGCCTACCGTCACGAATTAAATAAGTTTCCTCATCAAATTCGTAAGTAGGCGTACTTTGTTTAAAATCAATAGTTTTCATCAGCTCGTTTATCTTTAGAGCTATTTTTCTTGCATTTTGACTATCCCACACGTCTATTTGTAAGATGCAATCCCATCCTAGTTGCTGATTGTCAGCGTATTCTGTTGGCAACTCCGATATTGGGTGTAATCTTATGATAGGTGATTTTTCTCGATGTTCTTCGGGCACATGATACTTAAATACTTTGTCAGGACTACCAGCCAATCCCATTAATTCTTCATTGTTGATTAATAATTGATAAGCTATATCCAATGAATCTATATCATATAAACCTTTTACCTCACTCATCGCAACACCTTCTTAATAGCATCAGCCATTTCTTTAGCCACTTTTCCTTCTGTGGCTTGTACGGTTTTGATCATATACCCTTGTGGGGCTTGCGATATAGAGCCAAACTCTGGAATGTGCGCCCTAAAGTTTGCTGATTTATTAAAACCTACAGCGACATAACTTTCTTCTGATCCTTTATCAGTTCGGTTGCCGCTCATTACAACAGCATCCACTAATCTTGTTTGTGGATTAGGTCCGTTGTAACCACTTTGCGGTACATTGCGTTTCAATTCTTCCACAACTGCTTTTCCACCTGCTAAATTACCCTGTTTAGCCGCACGAATAATATCATCTTCTTTTTTAGCTAAATTGGATATTAATTCTCTTAACCCTTCGATTTTTACACTCAAGACCTACTGACCTCCTCGGCTATCAATATAGTAAAACCGCTTTGTCGATAGTCATATAGCACCTGTTCAATTTTATAAGATTGTTTATTTATATCCTCAATTATCATTTTGTTAGTAATGCCATGATAATTACGTATAAACACCTTCATTTGATGTTGTGTGCCTAATTGTGCACTGTTTTGATAATCTTTAAGGCTAACAGATTCAACATGCGCAAAACACTCCAAGAACAACACAGGCTTAGGCTTTTGGGGTATTCCATTTTCAATAACTGACTTAACCTCATAAATCCATATAGGATTATTCAACTTAGAAAAGTTAAACCTCATATTATTTAGTCGCATAAGTATCTATCCCTATGCGCACGTAATGTCTGTATTGCATGTGTAACAGAAAAAGGCGATTCGTGCTGACTAACCTCCGAAATAGCCATCCTATTTTCGTAATAGTAAGTCGTCAGCATGATAACCGCCCTTTGGTATAGTTTATCTTCTTCCAGCTTAGGCATATCAAGGTTCGGGTCTTGACTATCAAAAACGGCTTCAATCACATCTTGTTTGGCAAAGTCAAGATAATCCTGTATTTCGGTATCTTCTAGGTTGTGTGGGATTCTCAAATGCCCTTTTATACGATCTAAATCAAGCATATAATCACTCCTAAAAAGGAAGGATAAGCATTATCTCTTATCCCTCTACTCCTGCACCACCGCCGAAGTCAATAACGATAGCAGATTTTTCATCCAAAATACGCACATCTTGACGCACCGCCACCATTAAAGCTTCTCCATACTGCATGTAGTTTATCCAAGCTGCTTGATATTGACTGCGATCAAACAGTACAATAGCATCTTTTAAGTTTCCGATGATGATTGTTTTACCCGGCTTTTCTCCTAACATTTCATCAGGCAACACAACTACTTGCGCACCAAGCAAGCGTTTTTGCGTAGGCTCTTTTACATCCTTTTGAAGTAAGTAATTCCCTTCGTTATCTTTCATTTTATCCAGTTCGGCAAATGCCGTTTGGGAAACAATTGCCACATTGTGCTCGTAGTTTGGCTTTAGATTAAGGTTAACAGCGTCCTTAATACCGTCAATACCGCTAGCTTGGATAGTTTGAAGTTTAAGTGTTTTACCTTCTTCTCCCGGTGTACCTTCTTTAATAGCTTTTACAATAGCTGCATTGCGAGTAGATGCGATCGTGCGAGCCATCCATGTCATTAATTCGGCTAAAACATTTACCGCCGCATCTTCAATAGCTTCACGAGACACTAGGAAATAACCACGGTAAGTTTTAATGTCATACCCCAAGTTGTAGAAAGGCTTTACTGCTAGCTTGGGGTTTTCTTCAAGTTCTGCCACTTCTGGTAATGCGGCTACTTCTGACTGACGAATAACAGGATATTTACCACTACCATAACCAACAGACTTAACTGTTACATATTGGTCAAGGTTAAATTCCATTTCTTTGAGTTTCATAATTTCCGTTACAACTTGTTCCGGAATAACAACGAAACCAGAATCAGTTTTAAGTGCCCCGCCATCAATTTCTCGTGTTTCGAGATACTTTTGAAAGGCTTCGCGTTGTTCGTCATTTGGCTGAATAGTGCGTATTTCTTCGCCACCTTGATGAGCTTGCTCTATAAGAGTGCGGTCTTCTTTTTCTTCTTCGTCATCAAGCATACGTTGTTTTGCTTCAATTTCTACTTTTTCTTCTTTTAATTCACGAACTTCCTTTTCAAGGTCAGAAAACTTAGTATCTCCTCGTTTTTCATCATCTTCCAACATCCCTCTAATTTCTTCTAGACGTTTGTTAATTTCTTCTAATCTGTTCATTTCATGTCCTCCTAAAGTTCCATTAAAATTTTTATTTTTGCTGATTGTTCAGCTTTATAAGTCCTTAATTCATTGTCATGTTGTTTAATGGGGTCATATCCTCTTGCGCTGACTTCGCTGTCTGGGTAAGCCGGGAAAGCAACGGCTGATACCTCTAACAGCTTAGCTTTTTTCACAGTACGCAACGGTAAATCATCTTCGGGTTCTTCTATTTCATCATCTTCTACCCTAAAACCGAAGCTAACCCCGTCCACATCGCCGCGTTTTATAGATTCGTAAGTGTCGTTGCCTAGCGTTGTGTTAGGTAAATCTAATTCAAAACGCAACCCCACATCATCTTCTTTTAATCGCAAAGTGTTATTTTTAGTTCTGCCTAAAACTTTTCCCGTGTCATGTGACCACAGAAAGCGCTGATCATCATTATTAAGAGAATTTAAAAAAGCCCCGCTCTTAAATTGTTCGCGGAACTTGTAATATAATCCCAACACTTGTGATTTCTTTTCCCACTTTACGGCATATCCCGATAGGGTTCGGGTACCGTCATCATCTTCTCGAATTTCAATTTTATTCGTCATCAGTTCCCTTTGTTCCGTTTTGTCCACTTTTACCACCTCCCTTAGCCTTTAACATTTGGTATTCCTCGATTTGATCAAGAGTTGTATAGTTCAAGCTGATAAAATGCTTATTACCAAGTTCGTCATTTCTCGGCTCCTCTCCAAGTCGCTTCCTAGCCTCATCTAAGCTAATAATTCCTTTATCCACTTTTTCGAGCGTTAACTTGGTATGCGTTTCAACATCTATAGTTTTAAATGGCGAAGTATCGAATTGAAATTTACTTTTATAATCAGTGCTTAGCTTATAATTCAACTCATTGGTAATTACTTTTAAATAACTATTGAGTGTAGATGTAAGATAATCAAGATTCGCTTGAGCTAATGACATGTTGGACGTTTCAAGCCCTAATTTATGCCGTGGAATTCGGTATACTTTTCCAATCGTCTCTGTGCTAAATGTGCTGGCGTTAATGAGTTTTAAAACCTCTGTATCCACCTCAATAGGTTCATACTCAAAGGTTTCATCAATAACTAAAACTTTATGAGCGTTATCAACGCCCGCATTGGATTCCTGCCATTCTCTTTTTATTTTGTCTCTTGCTTCTTTTGATAGTCTCCCGTGCTTCATTTTTAGGATGCCGCCAGTTTGCGTATCATTCTTAAAGAAGTTTGCAAGGAATCGTTTGCTATCTTTTTGCATGGAAAGATCATCTTTCAGAGATTTTAATGGACTTACACCCCGTATACCATCAAGAGTAAAGAACTTAAAATGCAGGATGTCAGCTGGTTTTATTCTTCTAATCTTTCCTTTATCGTCCGACACGTCATAAACAAGCTTATAATTAGTTTCTGCATCTTGTTTGATAACAACTTGCGAATTTCTTAAGTGATATAAAGCAATTACTTTGTTGTTTTTTCCTCGAATTATCTCGCAAAAAGATTCGCCATTCAACAAAGCATTAGCCGTAATGATGAATTTAAGTGTGCCACCAGAATACAAGCCATTAGGATTTATATTAAAAAGGTTTGCCACTTCATTTGACTGAACTATTTCGTTTTTGGTCATGTCAATATCCAAAGATGCTACATCACTTGCTAATAAATTGATGACAGTAAAAACATCACTATTTTCTATCGACTTTGCAGATGCAAAGGTTGTACTTGTTCCGCCAAATCCAGGGAGCATGCTTATTAAAAGGTCAGCTTCCTCTTGAGTAAATTCTCTTTTTTCGCTACCAGTTGAGAATATACGCAACTACCATCACCCCCTTTCTTTAGCTAAAATGAGAGCGATAAGGATAGTCACAGTTCCTAGAGCAAACACGCCTGCCGTTAAGTTGATACGATAAAACCCATATACAATAGTTCCTAATCCAATTAAGAATAATAAACCCGTTAAATTCAGCCACAAAAAAAGACCTATCTGTTTAATGGTCTCGTTCAATTTGTTTATATTCATTTGTTCACCGCCTGTTCACCATAAAAATCTTCCGCTCGTAAAAATCCAGTGATAATAATTTGACCATCTTCTTTCATTGCTTCAATCTTTTCACGTGGAGCTGTTTCGTCGAAAACAAAGAAAGGATAGCCGTCTAAATTACTATTAATAGATTTTATTAATCGATATCCATATTCTCTTATAAGAACTTTAGCTTCTGCCACACTACCAACTAAAACAACATATCCATTTTCTTTAGCGAATTGGATGAGTGCTGTGGTTTTCCCTAACTTTCTGTGACGTAATTCAATTTCAATGTATTCTCTTTTAGCCGCCGCCAACTCCAAACAGTTATAAATACTCCTGTTTGCTAACTGTAATTTCATTTTCTCCCTCCTTAAAATCCAAAATCATCACTTAATATATAAGCTTCAATCTGCTTTATATCCATGCCTTGATACTCATAGTCTTTCGCTTCTGCAAACCCCGTAATAACCGCCACAATTGGATCGATCTTTTCTCTGTTTTTCTGCTTGTCCAGCATCATATTTCGATTATTATCGTATTTAATAACTGCATTATTGACAGCGATGTTAAGTAATGGATTATTGCTATGCAGTATTTTCCTTTCGTATACACCCATCCTAAATTGTTTGATGGGTTCGGATAAAAATTTATAATTCTGCGGCACTTCGATGAATGGCATTTCTAAATTAGGATAATTTTTCTCCCATTCGCTAATAAAATTAGCGATATGCCAACTATCGTAGCAAAATGCTTGAACGCTTAAATTGTATCTTGTGATTAAATCAGCTGCATAATGGACGATTTGAGTTATGTTTATAAAACCACTTTTCAAATCCGTTTTGGTAGCATACCCTTTTTCGATTAACATTTCATAATCAATTTTATCTCGTTTTGTTTTCGCTTCTAAACCTCCCACAGTTGCAACAAATGAATGTCCATCAATCCAAAACTTTTGGTTTTCTATTGGATATATCTCATACAATGCGGTCAAGTCATCCGTTCTTGATAAGTCCAATCCCAAAAATACATCGCGACCATACTTATTTATTGGTTCCGTTTCACAAGCTCGCCATTCTTTTACTGGTAGGAATGAATTTTCAGCAGCCTGCTTCCACATGTTGAAATTCTTTACTATCAGTCCTAGTAAATCATTTTTAGCAACTGCTTCTTTGAATCTTTTTCTTAGGTTTCTAATCAGCGTTTCTTTTATGGATTCGACTTCAAGGAGTGGATTGCTTTTAATCCAGCTGCTTTCATCGTAAATTTCTTCTTCGTCATCTTGTTCGTACACCAAAACAAAATAGTTGTCGTCCTTCTCATCTCCGTTAAGTATCTTTTCTCCGTATTTATACTCTTGGGCATACATAGGACTATTTAAATCAAAATAAGCAGTTGATATTATCAATGTGAGCATGTTTGGTTGCAACATAGAACCAGATTCCAGAACTTCCATCATGGAGTTATCTTTACTAGCCCCGTATTCGTCTAATATAGATAGCGTTGGAGCTAGTCCGTTTATATTCCCCGTGTCTTTACTTAGTGGTTTTAATACGCTGTAAGATGGATTATGATTGATTTCGTTTCGCACTTTACGAACTGATTTCCTTATTGCTTCTGATTGCGCCAGTAAACCATCAAGTCGCTGCACAACCATGTCAAACACAATAGATGCCTGTTCCCTTGATTGCGCTGTACAGTAAATTTGCCTATTTTGTAACGGATATTTACCAGCCAAAAATTCAAATATAGCAATACCAGATATTAATGCTGATTTACCGTTTTTACGAGCCATGCTAATCAACGCTTTATTAAATCTGCGTAGTGCATTGTTGTCTTTTCGGTACCAGCCAAATAACGAATAAACAATAAAAAGCTGAAATTCTGCAAGTTTTACAGGTTTACCAGTAGATATATCCGGTAATATCTCCATAAACTTAACTGCAATTTCAGCTCTTTCAGGTAAATAAACATAGTTTAATTTATCGTTTTCTAAATCTCTCAAATGCCGCTTACAGGCTTTTATTACTTTTTTACCAGCCGTAATTTCTCCATTTACCACTTTTTTAGCGTATCTAATGCCCGGGTCATTAAACGTCATTCTTCATTCACATCGGAAAATTTATTTTTAATAAGCTTTTCTGCAGTATCAAAAGACAAATCTCCATCATACCCAATTCTTAAGTTGGATTTCATATGACTCCCGTCTACAATGATTGTAAAATCAATATTATAAGAGTTCGTTTTTACAATATCGTATATTCTATTATCTGCGTACATTTCTAAAAATTCCCTTTGTATACTTTGCGCATATACATTCATGTTTTGCGTCTCCTTTCTGGCATAATAAAAAACACCTACAATAGTAAGTGTTTTAAATAAGTTATATATTAAATGTCAGCACGACCAAAATTAATAAGATTATGTTTCAATTTAGTCATTCGCTGGTTGATTTCTTCCTGCAAATCCAACCGTTTTTGAATATTATAATGACCTTTAAGATTTCTCTTCTTACGTTGCATTTTTCGCACCTTTTTATCCGTAACAAAACAAACATATCTATGATGACAATGTTCACATTTGAAATATGTTTCTTCCACTTCGTTCAGGTGCTTTTTTCTTTAAAATCTATCTTGGTAATCTTTGAACAATAATCACATCTAGCTTTACCTTTAAACATTTGATAACATTCACCCCTTCAACAATTTTAATATCTCATCTTCTTCTTTTTCTTGTTCAGGTACCGCCAAATCTAATCTACTATTCATTGTCATGCCTAACTGATTAGCGATCATTCGCAATTCTTTAACAGTAGAAAGCAACATGTCGTAAGATGGATTTTTCTTAATTCCTGTCAATTCTCCATCTTCATTATAGATTTCTATAGTTTCACCGTGTTTTTGTATATCTTTTTCTAACCGTCGCCTAGAGCCGTGAAGCATACAATACGTTTCGATTAGTTCTCTATCCAATTCAGCTATCGGAAGTTCTTTTAACAACGGTATAATTCGTTTCCATTCTTTTTTTCCGTAATAGCAAAGGTGACTAGGTATGCGGTCGGCCTGTAATTGCTCGTGATTATTTAACGTTTCTTGTTCAGCAAGCTTTTTAGCAACATAATCCTTGCCTTTTTTATGTTTTTTTAGTTCATCCTCACTGTAAAACCCCCTTGTTGGCTTCCCTCTCATACGATCACCACCTTATATTTCTACTTTGACTAAATTTGACTTTCATAATCGCATTTTTCAAAGAGAAAACTGCGCACCGTCCTGTATTTTTTAATTATCGTAAGGGTTAATTTCGATGGGGGGATTAATTTCTACTTCTCTCAAATTTTTATAATCAATATTTCCGTTTTTATCTTCTTCGATAACAGCGAAATAAAATTTATCAATGTCAACTTCTTTATTGTTCATGATTTCTACTCCTCTATAGATTGTATTTGATCTTGTCTTGTTTGGTTTTCTTATTGTGACACTCAAAGCATAATGATTGTGTATTATTTATATCCAGTCTTAAATCCCATCTAACCTTAGTTGGTATGATATGGTCGCACACCTTTGCTTCCTTACCGCAACAAACACAAATAAAGCCATCACGCAACATAGCTTGATAGCGTAATGACTTCCATTCTTTCGTATCGTAAAACCTTTTGTATGCTCTTCCTTCTTCGGTTGATGTTCTTATCTGCTCATATCGTTTGTGATTATAGTTCTTATGTTGACTACAGTATGTTTCTTTAATCCCTATCAAAGCTTTGCATCCAATCTTACCGCAACGCTTCTTGATGTTCATGTATCAACTTCCTAACTCACTCATTATTCCTTCCCCTGTTTTAAGGACTTCATAGTACTCTTTCACATCGTCCTCCAATAAGCTTTTGTCTTTGTACTCATCATTTAGGAACTTATTAATAATTACTCCTGTTGACATCACTAAATTTTGTTCCTCTTGGTTCAAGGATTCGAATTTCTCTTGATCCATAATATAGTCGTCCGTGAACATGAATAAGTTTTCTTCATCTATTTCTTCATCGTAGAGTATATGATCTTCAATATCCCATACTCTTGTGAAAGAATCTGCTGCTAAGATAGCGTCTAACTTTTCTTCCATCGTAGTGATTGCTTTATTTCTTTCTTCATTTTTAACTTCTTGTTCTTTTTCTTGTTCCGTTTGACACGAAGCCAAAATGAAAATCGATATCAAAAACAACACGATTAATAATACCTTTCTCATTCCCTTTCCCCTCCATGCATTATGTATAACTTTATTATGCTGGAGTTGGAAATGTTATGCAATATAATATATCTCTAATTATTTATTTGTTGTTTGATTTCTTGCTGTACATAATACCTTAGCTTAGGATGTAGTGTTTCTACCTTCTCACCTTGTATTTTGTCTGGTTCAAAAGCAATGTGTTCTTCGTATACTTCCGGTGTGGCTTTCTTTATTTGTTGCTGTACATATTGCTCAATAGCAGGATGGATAGTATATAATTCATGGTACTTCCCTTCACCATTATGAAACGAAACTGTCTCAACTATGCCTTCTACGTTAGACTTGCCAACTATTTCTTTCTGTAGTAGATGGACAACTTCTTTTCTATATTCTTCATATCCCATGCTCTCCAAAAACTCTGCATATCTCATTAAAGACTCTACTCTCTGTACATCAAAATGGTTCATATCCATACCTCCCTAAAATAAAATTTTTTATGTATAAAAAGCTGGTAATCGCATTACGAAAACCAGATGCTCCTTTTACATCTTGGTAAATGAGCATAGAAAAAGCACCCAATGCATAACATTGAGCGCTCTAATGTATTATCACCTTATAAAGTATATGTGGTTTTTATCCCACATTAGCATAATAACATGTTTTTTTATGCCAAAACGGACATAAAACGGACATTTACCTCCATCCCAACACATCCAAAGTAGCTTGTATAATTTCGTTCCTCTGTCTTCTCGCATGTCTCTCGCTGATGCTTAATCTCATAGCTATACCTTCCCATGTTAATTTATTGTTCTTGTTCCAATATCTCAATCTGGCTAATTCTTTGTAATTATCTGGCAAGGCATTATACACCTGTTCAATAGCTTTTGTTACTTCCGATAAATGTTCCAGCCTTTTATGTGTAGCTAACCTTGTAGCCATTCTTTGAGTTGGATCCCCCGGCATTCTAACGGAGTTAGCACCTTTAACGATCGTTGGGTCTTCTGGGTCATCATCAAAAGGATTCATGATTGATTCCCTTAATCTCGCAATTTCTTTTAAGGTGTTATGATAATTAAACCATTCTGCCTCAGCGTGTTTAAATGTGGTTTCCTTTGGTTTCGCTACCTTTGTCATATAGTCATAACCCCTTTTACCATTCTGCGCTAGCAATAACGCACGGTTCTTTAATGTCGTTGTTTTCTATCACCCATTTAAAAGACCTTCTTGCATAGAAGCTTTCACTTATCAATTCCATCTCTTGTGCCATTCTAAGTTCTCCCTCAGGTAAGTCAACAGGGTGTATAAGCATAGTTTCGTCTAAGCTAACCTCACCTTGAAATGCTTCCTCTGTTTCTAATTCACCCCATCCGAATTCCTCTTTTGCAAAATTCTTTGCTTCTACTTCATTTCCAGCAGCAATCCACATAGTATCGTCAAAATTATATACTTTCACTTTGCCAACTCCTTACTAATATATAATTAACCATTCTTTACCACAGTCTAGGCATTTTGCGTCTTGGGTGTCATAGTAAACTTCGTTAGTCCCGTCTTCATACTCTATTATTTGAGGTTTTTCTTCGACATTATGACTTCCACATCTGTTGCAAATATCGCAAGAATCGGTCATTTTATTGACTCCTTATTCTATAAATGTATCGCCTTTTAACTCTCTTTTGCGTCTCCATATTTTTTCATTTAGAGAATGATTGTGGAGAAGCAACTTACCGCATTTATTGCAACTGTATAAGCCAGTGAAGTATTTACCGCGAAGGTTATAGCGTTCAAGTTCTTCCCTTTCCCACTCATGTTTACAGAATAGTTGTTTTATAAATATCATGCTATTTCCTCCAATATAACCTCAATACGAGGGTTTTCCTTGTCTACCTCAAAACTATGGTTTAAATCTCCTATCTGCGCCCATCCGTCATTTTTTAATACTCCAGCTTTGACTAATCCGTCTATGATAAATTTTTGACCAGTCATGATGTTGTCTTTATCCTTACGCTTGTTTTTGCAGTACCATGTAAAATATAAGTTTGCTTTATTGATAAATGGTAGATTACGAGCATAAAGTACGGTTAAGTCTGTATATTGCTTCTTTAGGTTTGCGTATGCCATAGGATGGGATTTACTTGCTTTGATAATATTATTAAAGTCTGGCATGTCTCCTGGTATGGTTAGTTTAATCATCCAGTATCACCCAATCGGCATTGAATAAATATTCAAAGTCAACTACCAACGGTTTTATTGCTCCTAAAGCAGTTTCTTTTTTAATAGGATTTCTATTTCCAAAATCGTCTAAATAAGCGACTGTTTTCCCATCTTTCAAAGCCTTCATCGCTTCATCAAATGATGCATATATAGGTAATATGCGCCATTTTTGAGAGAGGAAAAGATAGTTGCAATTAATGAATCTACCTTCCCGAGTTTCTAGTCCATGATTACCTCTACGTACAGTTGCTCCATTTTTGTCTTGTGCGATCTCCCCAACCTTCAACCGATCTATCATTTCTCCAGTAGTAAGTAATTTAGTCATTGTTATTACCTTCTTTCTCGTATTCTTCAATCAATCTATCTAAATACCATCTAGCCTTTAGTAAATCCTCCACACCGTTCTTTTTAGTGTGTCTCATGATGTATTTAACAATGTTTCCAGTGCATACAGCCTTAATGCCTTTTAAGTCCTCTGTAGCTTGCTCTATAATTTCTATTACTTCTGTTTTACCTTGGTAGTGTGGCGGATGGTTGACATAACTTTTAATATCATCTTTCAGTATAAATTTTCGCAAGTTTCGTAATTTAGACATCTCTTTCCCAAGGTTTGGTATTTTTAATTTTGGTTCCCCAGCCATCCTTATTCCTCCCTCTATACCTACCATAATGATAGGTATAGTTGTAATTTAATATGTTAGTATCCGTTGATTAATAGATTTTCTTGTTATAAGTCTTCTTGTTTTATAAATACACCATTTATCATCTTGCCTTTGCGGTCGCTTATTTCTGCATAAGCTGCAGCGATACAATCCTTTATATCTAAATCCATTTGCATGGATAAGATCGTTAAAACAACATATACATCGCCGATTGAATCAATAACTTGATCTAAATTACCTTTTGCTAATCCTTGTGCTAGTTCTCCTACTTCTTCCATAAGTTTTAACATTTGCTTTTCCGGTAGTGCTTCATCTAATTTTTTATCTACTGCCCATTGTTCGATTTTTGTTGTTAATTCGTTTAAATTATTAGTTAGATTCATCTTCCCGGCTCCAATCTTTAATGTTTTCAACGACCTTAATTGCTTGCTGTATCCCCATGACAAACTGAGGCATTCCACAACCCTTTGCAAATTCAGCTTCTTCTTTTAGTTTTTGTATGATTTGTTCTTGTAGATTCATTGTTTACCCTCCTACACCCATACCAAGCAATAACAACCACTTGGTTGGCTATAATATGTTTGTACTGTTATTAATATCTCTCCATCATCGTTTATGTGTTCTGTGTGTTTTAGGTATAGTTTCATGAAATCATTCCTTTTCCTCTACAATCCATTTACCATCAAACCCGTTGAACATTTCTCCTAACGTATAGTTGTGGATTGGTAATTTAGAAATTTTCTGATCCCATAATTTCCTACGTGGGAACCAAGTTTCATCAAAGTCGCCATTTCTATATTCTCTGATATAAGCAACTGGCTCATATAAATTTATGAACATCGCTTCTCTAAAGCCAATTTGTTTCATATCAAAACCACCCTTGATCAGGATTATCCTGTTTTATTTTTAATGCTCTTATAGCAGCTAGTTTATGTTTTAACTCCCTGTATGTCTTATTATCTGTATCATAATAACCATGCTTGTGTAATTGCTCTATGATGTATGATGTTTGATAGTCTGTTTGGGATAGTTTCATGTTAAAACTTCCTCTATAACATCTAAATCCGATTCATCAGCACACAATTTGAATTCGTCATATGTTATTCCAGTCGCATTAATTAATTCATGGTAGTCTACTTCATGTTTTTTCATCATAGATGCCGCATATGCTACACCTCGTATGAATCCAACTTTTGTTTTGTCAATCATTCTGATTCACCTTTCAACGCTCTACGTGCTACTAATTCAGCGTGAAGAGAATGCTCTTTGTAATCTGGTATTGTAATAGATGTTGTAATTATTTCTTCTAATGCTTCACGATACTGTTGGTTTTGTTCTACGATATCTTTGTTAATTTTAATCATGTTTTTGTAATAACCTTGAACCACACTTAGATTACTTTTTAATAATTTATTTTTACTTTCCAACTCCTGCACACGTTCAGCTTGCTCGATTATCAACAACATAGGTTTGTCATCATGTTCTATTGCATGTCGTTTCATCCTGTTCATCTCTTCCAACCGTTCTTTATCTGTCATTCCGACCCCTCCTCCAATGCTTTAACAGCAAATTTATGCGGTGATCCAGTGCTTATATCTCTTATATCCTCCAAAGCCTGTTTATAGCGTTGGTTTTCTCGCTC